TGAAACACTTGATGAAACAGTAGCAATAATGTTAAAGTCTAGGTTTAATACCAGAAAGAAAGCTTAATAATGACCATAGATGTAATAGCACGAATGGACGAACTCATGAAGCCTATTGCCAGGCAGCTCATGATGTGCGATAATGTTGAAGACTTGCTAATGTTGGCTTCCAACATGATGGTTACCGCCAAGATGATCTATGTTCAGCAGCTTGGCGGTGAAGGTGCAAAACTCCTAATTCAAAAGATGGTGAATGAAATTGACGAACGAATCCTTCCTCTGGGTCGAGAAGTACCGCCCGAAGACTATTGCTGATTGTATTCTTCCTGATCGTTTGAAGAAGCCGTTTCAGGAATATGTAGAGAAGCAAGAAATTCCAAATCTCATGTTGACTGGTTCTGCTGGTGTTGGTAAGACAACCGTAGCGAAAGCCATGTGTGATGAGATTGGTATCAATCATCTGTATATCAATGCCTCTGAAAATCGTGGTATTGATATGCTGCGAACTACCATTCGTGGTTATGCATCCACTGTGTCTCTGACTGGTGGTAAGAAGGTAATCATTCTAGACGAGGCTGACTATATGACTCCAGATGCCCAAGCAGCAATGCGTGGTGCTATCGAAGAGTTTTCTGCCAACTGTACATTCATCTTCACTTGTAACTTCAAGTCCAAGTTGATTGATGCTCTTCATTCTCGTTGTTCTGTCATTGACTTTGCATTGAAGAATGATGAGAAAGCCAAGATGGCCATGCAGTTGATGAAGCGCATGGAAAATGTACTAACACTGGAAGGTATCACTTATGATAAGGCGGTTCTTGCGAAGATTATCGAAAAGTACTTCCCTGACTATCGCCGTACTCTTAATGAGCTACAGCGGTATAGTTCTTCTGGCACTTTGGATGCAGGCATTGTTGCACAACTCTCAGATGTTCGCAAAATTTCCGAGCTGGTTAAGTTTCTAAAGGACAAGAACTTCGGTGATATGCGAAAGTGGTGTGTAGCCAATTCTGATATTGAACCAGCGCGGATCTATCGTAAGGTCTATGATAGTCTGTATGAGTATTTCAAGCCCGAGAGTATTCCACAAGCTGTTGTGATTATCTCAAAGTATCAATATCAGGCTGCATTTGTTGCTGATCAAGAAATCAATCTAGTTGCTTGTCTGACTGAGTTGATGGTGGACTGTGAGTATGTCTAATTCAAAATATCTCGACTCGGAATCTTTGGATAAGATTAACAACTCAATTGAGATTGTTAAGAAGATAAGAAACGATATATATAAAAATTACAAGATAGACATATTGGATAATGACTCTATCAGTTTAGCATCATTTTACAACATCATAAAAAAAGTTGACTCAAATTATAATTGCAATTTCAGTCGAAACGGTGAGGATGGTCATACCATAATTGATGGCGTAACAGTAAAAATTGAAAGCAAGTGCAGCAAAGTTGCGAAGAAGAAAAATGGTTCTTATGGAAAAACCAATTTTGCCTTTCACGCAAAGGGGCTGATCAAACATCAAGCTTACATATTCAGTGTTTGGAGTAAAGACGATCTTGAACCCTTGCGTTGTTACTATGTTAAAGATGCGAAGAATGTTGCAAAAATAAATGAGAGATTGCAAAAATTGTCGGACGAGTGGAGTAAAAAACCAGCGACAAAAGCCGGATACGATGTTATTCGAATTGAAGAAGACATGCTGTTAAAAATGTTACAGACTTCATCAAATATAATTGACAAAGATAAGGTGTGCTTACTGTGAGAAACAGGAAACAAAAAGAAAAAAATGAATATTATCCTACACCACACGAAGCAATAGAGCTGGCTAGACCTCTCTTATCAAAAGATAAGAATTGGTGGGAACCTTGCGCGGGTGATGGAAGAATACTAAGACACTTCAGCAATGTTGTCTTAGGTACAGATATTGATCCTAGATCACCTGATGTTATAAAAAATGACTTTACATCTATGCCAAAACCTGATAACATAGACGGTATTATCACAAATCCTCCTTTCACACTAGGATATGAACTGATTAAGAAATCGTTGTTTGAGTGGAAAATACCTTGTCTTCTGTTGATGAGAGTTGAATACATTGCTGCAAAAGCAAGACAAGATGTTGTCAAGCACATGACAGATATGCACATAGTATCTGATCTTATCAAGTTTGAGACTGAGAGTGGAAGAATTGTTAATGGTAATGGAACAGGTAGATGTGCCTGGATGCTTTTCGATCCTAATGAAACTCCTGAATTCATTAGGATGAAATATGTCTTATATGGCAAAACTAATGGTCTACTGTGAATATAACTGAGGTATAATATGTTATTCGAACAAAAAACTAAAATTAGTGATCGTTATTTCGTAGATAATAGTATAGATGCTAGTCAGTCCGACGAAGCTTTCTTATATAGGGTAGATGTTCAACATGCAGTAACTTCCATTGTTCGACATTATCTTGGATGGCATTCTGGTCAGATAGAAGATGTATATACACTAAAATATTTTCATAGCAGCACTAACTCAGAATTCAAATCTGATCTAGAAACATCTCCTATGATTGTTAATAATATTTTATATTCCGGAACTAAAGAGGAGATGGCAACAATGGAAACTCGTATGCTCAAGCAGGTCAACGCAGTAAAGAATCCACTTTATTACAACAAGAGTAATGGTGGAGGAAAATTTAGTAAGGACTTTTCTGTCGATCTTGAAAAGATCACTAAGGTTTTTGAAAACTCATTAACAGATGTTTATCCTAAAACTTTCTATAACAAAGAAAAGTTGAATATGCTATTGTCTGGTGGCCACTTTATTCAGGTGAGAGGAGACATGAGAGATGATAACTATATCAACGAATTGAAGTTGATCTTTAATGGTCAAAAGGCTGAATTTACAGATCCTATTCTCATGTTGATGGACAAAGATACAAACATGCCGGGAAAAATTATCTCTGGCAATCAGAGAACTCGGGCTGCAATTAATGTTGCGACAATGAATGGTCTATATGCCATAGAGATACCATATAATGAATGGTCAAATTTCACTAGTCCAGAAATCCAAGCATTTGGATTAATGTGTAATAAGCAAGAGGGCAAGACTCAAAAGCATAATAGCTATGATGATTATGCAAACTTCGTTGTGAATACGATTATATCTGAGAAGCTTTATACAAGCAAGGATAAACCTATGTTTAATCATCCTATGTTTGTTGATCTTTTTACATCATACGGACTGAATGCTTCTCAAAGAGGTGAGATTACAAAGAGAGCAAAAAAGTTGTATGCTCAGAGGTCTAATACTGGACACAATAATAATTTTGTTGCATTCTCTGATGAGAATGTTAAGAAAGAGCCTATCGTTAAGAAATACTATAACAGCATGACAGACTTGATGAAGAAGCTGCATCCTAATGCTACACAAATTATAAAAGCATCATCTGGCAACTCTATTATAGCCCAGATCGAAAAGCATATCTTTGTAAAAAATTCTACAGGTAAGGCAATTGATGTTCATAAAAATGTCGTACTTATGATATATCATCCTAAGCCAGGCCATAAAGAAAGTAATGAATGGGAAAATACAAGAAGTAAGTGGGAATTCTGGAGAGACAAGTATCTTGCTCCTCAGGGAATTCATGTTTCTGAAATTGTTTTGCCGACTGATCGCGCAACATTGGAAAGTTTTAAAGAAGTCGATGACTGATCTTTTCAAAGACATTATACCTTCTATCCAACAGACTAAGAAGGTAGTTATCACCACTGAGAACGAGCGGGACTATGTCCCGTTCGTCGTTAACCGTTCCATATCCTTCCACCTGGATATGGTAATGGCCGCAAACCAGATGAATATGCTGCCATCTACCGATAATCTCCTACAATATCACTATCTGCTAAATACAGTAAGAGCCTATAAAAGGCCTTTCCAGAAATGGCAAAAGCGTGATACTGTAGAGAATTTGGAAGCGGTGAAAGAATTTTATAACTATTCCAACGAGAAGGCTAAAGAGGCCTTGTCATTATTGTCTGACACGCAGATACAAGAGATTAAGAAGTATTTAAGTAAAGGTGGTTTGAATGTTAGACATAAACGAACTAGTGGAGGTAACGCTACCTAACCCAGATAATTTTTTAAAGGTTCGTGAGACGCTATCGCGTATTGGAGTAGCCTCAAAGAAAGATAAAACGCTGTATCAGTCCTGTCACATACTACACAAGCAGGGTAGATATTACATCGTTCATTTCAAGCAATTATTTTTATTAGACGGGAAGCAGTCAGACTTCGTAGAAGATGACCGCGCCCGTCTTAATACTATTGCCAACCTACTGTCTGAGTGGGAACTGGTAAGTTTGGTAGATGAAAACAAAAGTGCAGTGCCTGTAGCTCCACTATCCCAAATCAAGATTATTTCTCATAAAGAAAAGACCGATTGGAATCTTGTGGCTAAATACAATATAGGTAAAAAGCGTAAGGAAGAATAGACTATGGCACAGTTCCGTAAAGATACTAATCAGTATTTAAACCAAGAAAAAACAATATTTGAAGTTGTTATGTTGGCTGATCAATATGGAAGTGTTATCGGTCCCGCTAATCCATCAGGCATGGCAGTTGATGCTTTTGGTAGAG